TAGCTCCTTATTTTGATGATTTTGAGCCGTCTAGTAATTATTATAAAGTATTATATAAACCTGGATTTCCTGTTCAGGCAAGAGAGCTTACAACCATGCAATCTGTTCTTCAGAATCAGATTGAAGACATAGGTAATCACTTCTTTAAGGAGGGTGCCAAGGTAATACCTGGTGGATCACAATTCAAACCTCAATTTTTTGGAGTACAGGTAGATTCTGAGTTTTTAGGAGTTCCTATAACTCTATATTTGGATCAGTTAATAGGGAAGAAAATTGAAGGTGCATCATCAGGTGTAACTGCTACAGTAATTACATATATTACAGATGAAGAATCAGAGAGGGGTAATTGTACTTTATACATTGCATATAGAGGAAGTGGAATTAATAATGATATAAACAGATTTTTAGATAATGAAGTTTTACAAACAACTGAGGATATAAGTTTCTCCACAACATTTATAGCATCTGGAGAAGGATTTGCAAGCACCATATCATCAGAAGCTGCTGTTACAGGAATGGCATTTAAAATGTCTGCAGGTGTTTACTTTCTAAGAGGGTATTTTGTAGATGTTGCAGATGAAGTATTAATATTAGATCAATATAGCAATTCTTCAAGTCATAGAATTGGATTTAAGATAAGAGAAGATATTATATCAGCAGATATTGATCCATCTCTAGCAGATAATGCTAAAGGTTTTAATAATTTTACAGCACCAGGTGCAGATAGATTAAGAATTACTGCTACTCTAGCAAGAAAAGATATTGATGAACTTAATGATGAAAACTTTGTTCAGTTGACAGAGGTTATTAAAGGTGCACTTGAAAAAGACACTGTTAGATCTGAGTATAATCATTTAGCAGATGAATTAGCAAAAAGAACTTATGATGAATCTGGTAATTATTATTGCAGAGATTTTACAACAGCAGTTAGAGAATGTTTAAATGATGGTGTTGGAAATAGAGGACTTTATGATGAAGGGCAGATAACAGAACAAGGAAATGAACCAACTGATGACTTGATGGTATTCAAGGTTTCACCTGGTAAAGCATATGTAAGAGGATATTATGTTGAATTATTGCGCGCAAGCAACTTTGATGTTGTTAAACCTAGATCAGTAAATACATTAAAGGATCAATCTTTGAACTTTGGATTTGGTCCTTCATTTGAATTAAATAATGTCACAGGATCACCTACATTAGGATTTAACAATAGTAACACTATAAGTTTAAGAAGTGAAAGAGTTGGATCAGAAAAAAGACCATCTAGCACTCATACAACTATCGCAGGAAATATTGATGCTGGTCATGTTGGTGCTGCTGGTTCAGAGATAGGTGTTGCTAGATTGTATGATTTTGCTCTAGAATCTGGATCATATAATACTCAAAATGGTGCACCTAATCAATGGGATATTGCATTATGGGATCTACAAATGTATTCATCATTTGTTCTCAATGAACCTTTATCATTATCAATACCAACTCATATTAAAGGTCAATCAAGTGGTGCTACTGGTTTTCTTAGAACTGCAACAACTAATAGCAATCAATTTACTGCTTATGATGTAAAAGGAACATTCTTTCCTGGTGAAAGATTATCATTTAATGGTGTTAATGATAATGATAGATTTACAGTTGATATTCATAATTATGAAATATCTGACATAGGATCATTATATGGGACTGTTGGTGTTGCAACATTTACTGGTGATTTAATTCCTAAGAAAGTTCTAAGTTTTGGTGGTGGAACTGTGTCTGGATCAGCTAATGGTGTAATAAGTAGTGGTGTTAGCACAGTAACTAGTGCTGGTGATACTTTTGCAGGTATTGTTACTACAGGTGATTTAATTAGATACAAGAGACCAGGATTTACTTTACCAACTATCAATAAAGTTATAGGTGTTTCTGATACTTTTTTACTTGTCACGGGAATTAGCTCAGTTACTGGAGTTATGGATGGTGGAGTTCCTAATGGAACTACTTCTAATCCTTCAGGTGTTGAAAATGTATCTAATTTAGAATTAGTTGGAAGTGAAATTCAAAGAACTTTAGGATCAGGTAATAAATCTGATAATGAAAGTTTATATAGTGTATTCCCTAAAAGAAATGTACAATTTGCTGATCTAGTTAATTCTAATATTGTAATTAGAAGGCAGTTTGATGTAACTATAACAAACTCAAAAACTAGTTTAGTTAATGCTGATGATAGAGAGGTCTTTTTACCTTTTGATGAAGAGAGATATGTTCTAATAAACACAGATGGAAGCACAATCGCTATTGATTCTAGTAAATTAGCATTAACAAATGCTAGTGCAACAGCACAGTTTGTAGGATTAAGTGTTGCTAGTGGTAATGCTAAATTGATTGCTACTCTAAGAAAGAGTAATGTAATTTCTAAAACAAAAATTAAAAAAGTATCAGAAAATGTTGATATTATAAGATCTGTAGATTCATCATCAGGAACTGGTGGTGATACTTTAAATGATGGATTAACTTTTGGTAACTTTGCTTTTGGTACTAGAGTTCAAGATAATATTATATCATTAAATGTGCCTGATGTTGTAAAAATATTTGGTATTTTTGAATCAAATGATACAAATGATGCTGAATCTCCTAGTTTAAATATGGGATCAATGGATGGTCCTAATTCAAATACCAATGATTTAATCATAGGAGAAAGATTTGTTGGTGAATCAAGTGGAGCAGTTGGTGTATATCTAACAAGAAATAGTGATATTGGTATTGGATTTGTATATCTAAACAATGCAGTATTTGAACCTAGTGAAGTTGTTAAATTTAAAGATTCTAATGTTACTGCTATTGTCACTATAGTTAATACTGGATCATCTAATATCACTCAAAACTTTACTTTCCAAACAGGACAAGTAGGAGCATTTTATGGCATATCTAATATTAGTAGAAAACCAGAAATATCTGCACCATCTAGAAGATTAAAAATATATTATTCTAGAGGAACATATGATACTAATGACACTGGTGATATAACCACAGTCAATTCATATGGTGCATTTGATTATGGTAAAGAAATAGGAAGTGTAAATGGAAATAGATTATCAGATTTAGTTGATGCTAGACCTGTGGTAGCACCATATACTGTTGCTGCAGGAGCAAGATCACCTTTTGAATTCTTTGGAAGAAACTTTGATGATAGTGCTAATAGTGGAGCAAGACATAGTTCAAAAAATATTTTAGCATCAGATGAATCAATGTCTGTTGGATTTAATTACTATCTACCTAGAGCAGATAGATTGTATATTGATAAAACAGGAAGTTTAGAAGTTGTATATGGAACACCTGCAGATGAACCTAGATTACCACCTGAAATAAATGGTGCAATGAATATTGCTAATGTATTCTCACCAGCATATCTTTACAAAGTAACTGATGCAAAAGTAAAATTCATACAATACAAGAGATATCAAATGTCTGATATTTCTAAACTTGAACAAAGAATTAAAAACTTAGAATATTATACATCTCTAAACACAGTTGAATCTGATATATTGAATAAATTTGTTCCTGATGGTAATGGACTTAACAGATTTAAGTCTGGAATTTTTGTAGATAATTTTACAGATTTAAAACCTCAAGATACATCAGTTGGTGTTAGAAATAGTATAGACAAGAAAGAAGGTTTATTAAGACCATCTCATTATTCAACTGCTGTTAATATGCAAGTTGGTTCAAATGCAATTCAAGGAATAGGTAATGGACTTGCAACTGATAGTAAATTTGCATCAATATCAGGAAGTAATGTAAAAAGAACAGGTCAATTAATAACTTTAGACTATGATGAAGTTTTATATAAATTCCAACCTTATGCTACTAGAGTAGAGAACGTAACTCCTTTCCTTGTTATGTTCTACAGAGGAACAATTGAACTAGAACCAGATACTGACATTTGGATTGATGTCACTAAAATGAAACCCAATGATATTATGATGGAGGGTTCATTTGAAGGGGTTGCTGAAGCATTACAAGCAGAAATAACTACTGCTGCTGATGGTTCTAGAATGGGTGTATCTCCTATTGAATGGAATTCTTGGGAGACAGTTGGTGTTAATATGGATCTTGGATTATCTAATAACCAACAAACATTCCAGAATGCTTCTGGTAATAGTAATAATGCTGCAGTTCAAGGGTTATTAGATGGTATTAATGTAGGTAATCAACAAATACTTGATCCTAGTGATTCAGTTGTGAATAATATTACTGCAACTGGTGGTGTAAGTCTACAACAACAGAGAACTGGAACTCAAAGAAATGTTATTGAGCAAATAGATACAGCATCTTTAGGTAGTAGAGTTGTAAGCAGAGATATAGTTCACTTTATGAGATCTAGGGATATACAATTCACTGCTAAATCAATGAAACCCTATAATAGAGTATATGGTTTCTTTGATGCTGTAGATGTTACTAAATTCTGTGTTCCTAAATTAATTGAAATTGAAATGTTAAGTGGAACATTTAGTGTTAGTGAAACTGTTACAGGTAGAATGCCTAGTTCTATTCAAGGAAGGATTAATAATAGAAATGCAACTCCATTCATAACATTTAGAGTAGCACAATCTAGACATAAATTTGGACCACATAACAATTCTAGTGATGAATATATTTTAGATCCTTACAATAAGAGCAACATTCCTGCTAATTACAGTGGATCATCTTCTGTGCTCAATGTAGACACTCTTAGTTTAGCAAATGATGATACACCTCAGTTTGAAGGTTATATTGCAACTGGAATGATTCTTCGTGGTAGATCTTCTGGTGCAAGAGCAAGAGTTACTAATGTTAGATTAATTACAGATGCAAATGGAACATTAATAGGAACTTTCCATGTTCCAGATTCTGCTTCATCTTCTAATCCAATATTTGAAACTGGAACATCAACATTTAGATTATCAGGAAGTCCAACAAACAGTAGAATCAAAGGAACTTTTGATACTGCTGCTGAAGAGGCATTCTACTCACAAGGTAGTGTTGATGCAACTCAAGAGTCAACTCTCTCCATGAGAAATGCAAAAGTTATTACATCTAATTTCCAAGAAAATCAAACAATAGGTGGAGAATCACAATCAAATACAATTCAAACAGTTAGTGGTTTTGATGTTGTAACTAATGTTACTCAAGATATAACAGAAATAACAAATATTACAAATGAAATAACAAATGTTACTAATGTTACTAATGTAACTAATGTAACTAATGTTAGTAGAGTTACTCAAGTTATTAGACAACCTTGGGAATGGAATGATGATGACCCAATAGCACAGACATTCTCTGTAAATGATGAAACTGGTATTTTTGTCACCAAATGTGATGTTTATTTCCAAGCAAAAGATGATGAATTACCTGTTAAGTTTGAAATTCGTACAACACAGTTAGGAACTCCAACAACAACAATTCTTCCATATACTGAGACATACTTATTCCCAGATGATGTAAATATATCTCAAGATGGTAGTGTTCCAACTACTTTCCAATTCAAATCACCAGTTTTCTTAGAACCATTTACTGAATATGCTTTAGTTCTTAAATCTAAGATAACAAATTATAAGGTGTGGGTAGCAAGGTTAGGTGAAGCTGATGTTAGAACTTTAGGTAGTGAAGCTGGTCAAGTTTTAGTCTCTAAACAACCAACATTAGGATCACTATTCAAATCACAAAACTCCTCTGTATGGACGCCAAGTCAATATGAAGATTTAAAATATGATCTCTTTAGAGCAGACTTTGTAAATGCAGGATCTGTATCATTCTATAATCCAAAACTACCAGAAAAATTAGAAGATTTACCTGATAAGGGAATTACATTTAAACCTAATAAAGTAAGAGTTGGTTTAGGTGTTACATATGCTCAAACTGGAACTTTACCTAGTGCTGCTGGTGTAACTCTTGAAGCACTTAAAGTTGGTAATACTGTATATCAATCAAATGCAAATACAATTAATGTTGAAACTGATCCACATGGATCTCTAGTTGGATTTGCTGGATCAATTAGATCTACAAAATCACTAGCATATACAGCAATAGGAAATTTAGGAACTGGAACTAGTTTACCAGTAACTAATGCTGGTATTGGATATACACCTCTAGGAACTCAAGTTCCTGGTGGATCAACTGCTCATTTCACATTTGCTGATGTTTCTGCTACCACTGTTACTGGATTAGGACAAAATGCAAAATTTGATATTACTATTCAAAATGGAGTTGCTATTGCTGCTACATGTGTAAATGGTGGTCAGGGATACACTTCTGGTGATGTTTTAACAGCAACTCTTGGTGATGGTTCTGGTGAAGGATTAAGAATCACTGTTGGATCTGATAATATTGAAGCATTTAATGAACTAGTTCTAACAGATGTTCAAGGTGATTTTGATACTAGTGCATCTGCTAAGTCTCTAAGATATGTTGATAGCACTCTTGGAATAGGAACAGTTATCAATCATGTTGGTGGAAGTCCTATAGAAGTTAAACCAACAAGCACAACTGTTGGTGATGGTGATGATGGTCTTCATATGAAAATTAGAATGAAGAACCATGGAATGTATAATAGCATTAATAAAGTTCAAATCAAAGATATTGAGAGTGATACAGGTTCAACTTCCATAACTCAAAGTTATAGTAGAACAAGCACTGCTAATTTAGGTGTTTTAGTTGGATCAGGATTCACAACATTTGAAGGATTGACTGTTGGTGCAGCACAAACTGGTTATGCTCGTATTGAAGATGAAGTGATTGGATATACTGGTGTTAGTGGTAATACTTTAACTGGTATTACTAGAGGAATAGATGGAACTCCTCAAGAATCACATGAGAATGCAGATAGAATAGTAAAATATGAGTTTGGTGGAATATCTTTAAGAAGAATCAATAAAACTCATGATCTACAAGATGTAACTATTGCAAATGATCCATTAGGTGTAGATTTCTATCATATTAAAATTGATACTGCTTCAGATGGTGTAAACAGAAGTTCTGCTCAATATGATCCAACTGATGCTTCAACTAAATTACCACTTAAAATTAGGAAAACTGGATTAGGTGGTGGTCCTGAAGCTAGATCATCTTACAATATACCATTCTCCATAGTAATACCTAAATTTGAGTTACTTAATCCACCAGGAACAACTGTTGCTGGAAAATTAAGAACAGTGACTGGAGGAACTGTGAATGGTAATGAACCAGCATTTATTGATCAAGGATTTACTAATGTCAATATGCATGAACCTAATTACTTCTCATCTGTAAGACAGGTTGCATCTCAAGTAAATGAAAATGCTTATTTAACTGATTTACCAGGAAATAAATCTTTATCCATGTTAATGGATATGACATCTAGTGATAGAAGATTGAGTCCAATGATTAATTTAGATCATGCTGCAATGACATTTGTTAATAATAGAATTAACAAACCTATTGTTAATTATGAAGATGACTTTAGAGTTAATAGTGTTAGAGAAGATCCTGATAGATTCCTTTATATTACTAAAAATATTATATTGGAAAATCCCGCAACTTCATTAGAAGTTATCGTAGATGGATATGTTCCTGATTTATGTGATCTTAGAGTATTCTATGCTATCAATCAAGAGAAAAAATTAGATGATGTAATATTCACACCATTTCCTGGTTTCAAAAACTTGAATATAAATGGTGATGTAATCACTCAAACTAAGAGTGATGGTTTATCCAATCTAAAAGTTCCTAAGGTTGATCAATATGTACAAACACCAAGTGTAGATTTATTTAAGGAGTATAATTATGCAACTAATGATTTATCTCCATTCTCATCATTTAGGATTAAAATTGTAGGTACATCAACAAATGCTGCTGTTGTTCCTCAACTTAGAAATCTTCGTGTTACTGCTCTTGCTTAATTATGTCTTTAATACCTGTAGAGAATCATCCTGGATTATATAGAGATAGTGTAACTAATGCTATTGTAAATAAAAGTAAGTCTGATTTTGATCACTATACTAAAACCAGAAATAGAATGCTTTCTAAAGAAGAAAGAATTAACACTCTGGAACAAAAGGTAGATAATTTGTCAGATGATATTGGTGATATTAAATCCATGCTCCAATCCTTTTTAAATAAGTCTAATGGCTAATAATACAATTACCTTTGATCCAGCTGCTGGTGTTGCATATAGTGCTAATTTAACAATTAACACTGGAGCAAACTTTAAATCAACATTCAAGGTTATAAATCCAGATAGATCTGCTTTCAATTTAACTGGATATACTGGATCATCAGAGATGGTTAAGTCAGTGGCAGTTGGTGCCACTAATCCAGCTACAGCATCATTTACAGTGGGATTTACTAGTGCTGCTGGTGGTGAATTTAATTTATCAATGGGTTCTACAACAACAAGAACTATAAAACCAGGTAGATATGTGTGGGATATGTTAGTTAGTTCAGGGTCAACAATCTATAGAATGGCAGAAGGAAACATACTGGTAGTAGGAGGTATATCCTCTGCTCCATAAATAAATTTAAAGGTAATACTGTATAAATGGCTCAACCTGCTTCCAGACAAGATTTAATTGACTATGCATTAAGACAGAATGGAGCTCCTGTCTTAGAGGTTAATGTCGCAGAGGAACAATTACAAGACTTGATGGATGATGCTATTCAATACTATCAAGAAAGACATTATGATGGTATCACTAAAGTATTTTTAAAGTATAAGATAACTCAAGAAGATATAGACAGAGGTAGAGCAAAAGATCCAGATCAAGGTGGACAAACTGGTATTACTACCACAACTGCTACCACAACTATAAATGGTGAATCATTAAGTTTTAATTACTATGAGAATAGTAATTATATACAAATACCACCCAATATAATTGGTGTTGAAAAGATATTTAAATTTGATAGTGCTAAGTCATTAAGTATGACTAATATGTTTAGTTTTAAATATCAGTTGGTATTAAATGATTTATATTACTGGGGTAGAACTGAATTATTAGGTTATTCAATGGCAATGACCTATCTAGAAACACTCAACTTCTTATTAAACACTGAGAAACAAATTAGATTTAATATAAGACAAAATAGGTTATACTTGGATATAGATTATGCTGAAATAAGTGTTGGTGATTATATTATTATTAATTGCTCTGCTGCTATAGATCCTGATGATTTTACAAGAGTATATAATGATCCCTTCTTAAAAAGATATTTAACTGCATTAGTCAAAAGACAATGGGGTATGAACCTTATTAAGTTTCAAGGTGTGAAGTTACCTGGTGGAACTGAATTAAATGGTAGACAGATATATGATGATGGTCAAAGAGAGATAGATGAAATAAGAGCACAAATGTTGAGCACCTATGAAATACCACCTTTAGATTTTATAGGATAATGATATGGCACTTAACCCTTATTTTCTACAAGGATCACCTGGTGAACAAAGTTTAGTTCAAGACCTAATCAATGAGCAATTAAAAATATATGGTATTGAAGTATTCTATATTCCTAGAAGATATATCACTAAGAATACTGTTATCAGAGAGGTTGTACAATCTGAGTTTGACAGCGCATATCCTATTGAAGCATATGTGGATAGTTATGAGGGATATGGTGGACAAGGAACATTACTATCAAAGTTTGGAATACAGAATGTAGATGATTTAACTTTGATCATTTCAAGAGAAAGATATGAAAATTATATTACACCATTAATTAAAAGTATACCTAATATTGAACTAGCAACTAGACCTAAAGAGGGTGATTTAATTTATTTCCCTCTGGGTGATAGATTATTTGAAATCAAATATGTAGAGCATGAACAACCATTCTATCAACTCAAAAAAACATATGTATATCAACTAAGATGTGAATTATTCAGATATGAGGATGAGGTTATTGATACTGGTGTTGATACTATTGATGATGAAGTAGAACAACTAGGATATATTCAAACACTAACATTGATAGGAGAGGCAGCTACTGCAACTGCTACTGCAACTTATGTTGCTAGTGGAGCAGTTGATAGAATCACTATTACAAATGTAGGTAAAGGATATAAACAATCACCACAACCTATGATTGGAATATCATCAGCACCTGATGGAGGAATATCTGCTGTTGGATTTGCATCTATATCAAATACATTTATTGATTGTGATACAGGATTAACTGATGGTAAGATAGTTGCAATTAATTTATCAAATGCAGGTTCAGGTTATACTGAGGCACCTATGATTACTATTCAGGATCCTGAAGGCACAGGAGTGGGTGCTGCAGCAACTGCAGGCATTACTACTATAGGATCAATTGGTGTGGTATCTATAGCAAGTGGAGGTTCAGGATATACTACAAATCCACAGTTTACAGCATCAGGAAGTGTTGGAGTAGGAACAACTGCAAGAGGTATTGGTTTAATTAATGCCTCTGGTATAGTCACTGCTGCATTTATCAGTCATGCTGGTTCAGGATATACAACTGCACCAACTATAACATTTGATGCACCTACAAGTGCTGGTTCAGGTATTGGAACTGGATCTTACATCTTTAATGAAATTGTTGAAGGTCAGACTTCTGGTGCTACTGCAAGAGTTAAGGAATGGAATGCAGTGACTAATAAGTTAGAGATATCTATTATCTCAGCTAACTTTGAGAAGGGAGAGCAAATCATAGGTCAAAACTCTGGTGCTAAGTTTGCTATATTCAGTGTCAATACTGATGATGAAGTCTC